CCTTCACGCTCGCAGCCTTCGGCTTACGCGAGGGCTTCGGCTTCGGCTCGGGAGTTGGGGTCTCCAACGCCTGCTCGATCGCCTGCACATGCTGAGCAAGCTCAGCAAGTACGTGGGTGAGTGTAGCAACTTCAGCTGCAAGGGCAGCCACCGTGGTTTTCGCCATCGGATTTCCTTTCTTTGGGGGACTTAATTATCCCCTTTCGAAGAAAGGGGTAATTAAGCCCCCCAACTTTCAGCGGTCGGTTGGCAACTCTTCCAGCGGTCCGTCTGACGGGCATTCTTCGCAGGTGTGCGCACCGCTGGAGGCCAGTTCGAGGTCCATCCCCTGCGCGAAGCAACGCCCGCATGGACACCCGCGACCCGACCCCCCTCGGGGGGTACCCCCTTCGCCCATGTACATGTATAGATATGCATAGCCAAATCGTCTTATGATTTAAAATCGGGGCTACGGGGGCCTTGGGAGCTTCTTTTTGCTTCTCGGCTCTGTCTGCGATAAGGTTCTAGTACCATCCCCCGCCTGGGGGGCGGGGGATGAGTTCTAGGTACCAGGTAGTTTACTAGTAGAACCCCTCGTCCCAAATATGTTATTGTCCGAATGGGACATTAACGCATACAAGTAGAGGTGATATCAATGGCACAGAATGGTGGAGGCCGTGGATGGGCGGCAGATCCAGACACGGGCGAAAAACAAATGCCAGAACTCTGGAAAGAACTATTAGAGTGGCTGCTCCGCGGCCCAGAGCGCTCCCCAGCCACACAACGCGACTGGGCGCGAGAAAACGAGATCCACGAAGATTCCGTAAGACGCATTAAACGTGACCAACGGTTCATTAAAGAATGGGATCGACGTGCAGCGGAACTGAACATCAACCCTGAAAGGGTTCAGAGCGTCATAGATGCGCTCTGGCAGCAGGCTGCTGCTGGCGATGTGAAGGCGGCTTCGTTGTATTTGCAATATATAGATAAGTTCACTCCGAAGCGGAAGGTTGCTGTTGAGGATGAGCGGGACGTTTCGCTCTTTAGTGATGAGGAACTTGCTTCTGCGTTGGAAGCTGAGGCGATTACTTTAAGGATGGTTGAGGGATGACGGAGTTGCAGGATGGGAGGACGTTGGTTGAGGTTCTTGAGGATTTTCCTGAGTTGATGGGTGAGCGGCCTGGGTTCCTGACTGATCCGTTTTTGGATGATGAGCCGTTGGGATATTGCGGTTTGGAAGATATTGAGGTGTGTGATTCATGCCAGTAGGGGGTTGTTATGTCGATAGAGGATGTTGCGGAAACGGCGGATGTTTGGTCGAAGGCGATCAAAAAGATTGTTGCAGCGATTGGTGCTGCTGTGGTGGCTCTGATTGCCGCTGTCAGCGGTGTGATGGTGCTGTGGTCTAGTGGGAGTGAGGTGGAGGAGCCTCCTCCGTTGCTTGCGGATATGGGGTATGGCCCTCAGTGTTCCCAGCTTTACAATACGATTGATCATACGTGGACCGAGGGTCAGTGGGTTGTTTGGGAGCGTCTTAGGAAAGATATGGGTTGCTAGTGGGTCGTTTGAGTGAGCTTCGGCAAGAGGCAGAGTGGCGAAAGTGTCAGAAAAGTGAAAAGTATTTTCTTGAGAATTATTGGCATATCGCTCACCCTGGTTATGGGCGTGTTCTTTTTGTCTTACGTGAGGCTCAGTCGAAAGCTCTTAAAGAATGGTCCGCAAATAGGTATTCGCTTACCCTGAAGGCTCGTCAGATTGGGTGGACGACTTTGGTTGCTGCACACCAATTTTGGTTAGCGTTTTTTAGGGACGATCAAAATATTATTGATTTGTCGCGGACAGAGCGGGAGTCGGTGCTGCTTTTGCGTAAAACGAAGTACGGGTATAAGCACATGCCTGAATGGATGGTCGAACGTGGACCTAAGTCTTTGGTTGAGCATCAGCAACGAATGGGGTTCGACAACGGAAGCCAGATTACGTCGATGCCTTCTGCTTCGGATCCTGCCCGTGGTGAATCAGCGACACTTATTGTGGTTGATGAGTGGGCGTTCCTCCCGAACCCTGAGGAGGCGTGGGCATCTATTGAGCCTGTAGCTGACGTGGGAGGGCGGATCATTGGCCTAAGTACAGCTAATGGCTCTGGTAATTTTTTTCATAACCTTTGGACAGGTGCGGCAACAGGGAATAACAATTTTTCTCCGATGTTTTTCCCTTGGTCTGCCTCGGAGGATCGCGATGAGTCATGGTATGAGGGCAAAATTTCTTCAATGCTTCCTTGGCAGCTTGCACAGGAGTATCCGACTACCCCTGAGGAGGCGTTTGTTAGGTCGGGAAATCCTGTGTTCGATTTGGATGTTCTCGATAACTTGCGTCATTTCATTAGTGCTGGGAAAACGGGGTATATGCACGAGATTCAAAAAGATGTTTTGGAGTTCAGGTGTTGACCGTTTGGAGCGAGCCAGAACGATGGAGTGGGTATGTCCTTGGGGTGGACACCGCTGAGGGTTTAGGTCATGGTGATTATTCTTGTATTCAGGTTATAGATGCCAAGAATGGTGAGCAGGTAGCTATCTGGCATGGTCGCATTCCTCCTGACGAGTTGGCGACTGAGGTTTATCGTGTTGGGTTGTGGTATGGGAATGCTTTGTGTTGCGTTGAGGCAAACAACCACGGGTTGACAACCATTACGCAGCTTCGTCAGTTGGGTTACCCTAATTTGTATCGTCGGCGGAGTTTGAATCAGTCCACTCAGAGAATGTCGCAGGAGTTTGGTTGGTTGACTACTCGTACTTCTAAGCCTTTGATGATTGATGAGTTGGCTCAAGCTTTAAAAAATGAAGAGCTTATTTTGCATGATGAGTACACGTTCGCTGAATTGCGTACTTTTACTCGTAATGATCGCGGACAGATGTCAGGTTCACCACATGATGATCGTGTTATGTCGTTGGCGTTGGCTAATCAGATGCGTAAACATGCGTTTATTCCCGAATATGTTCAAAATGTGGATGATACGTTTACGTTAGATTGGTGGCATCGGCAAATACCGAAGAATAATATTTCCACGGATAGTATTGGCGTACACACGTCACGTGGGACAGTATGAACTCTTACGTAAGGACTTTTAGCTAGGAGCGTTTAATGTCCAAACCAAATAAGTACAATGCCTCAGGAATGGGTGCCCAACCAAAGTTGAATACAAATCAGCTTTACAACGGCCCTGCCCGTCCTGGCGGTTCACAGCCTGCCCGAATCTCTGAAGGTACCAATAACGCACATCCTGGTGTTAAGGCTTCTGCGATGAAGATTAGGGAAACCCCTCGGAATCAGCATGGTATTGATGGTCGGGTAGAACCTTCCGCCAAACAGCCTAACGGTTCTGTTCGGAATAGCTGATAGTGGCAGTTCTCCCTAACGGGGCAACTTTCAAAGAATTTGTGGAGTATGTCAAGGAACGTAGGGGGGACGTTCCGATGACGGAACTTGAAGAATTGTATGATCGTCGCCTTAGATTGAAGTCAGTGTCAATCGCTAGGGGGGAAACCATGCGTGCGATGCTGCCCAAAGATGAGCAGCATCTTACGATGAGGGAACGAGAAAAGAAAGTGCTTGCAGAAGCTCGTGCTGCTGGGCACACCCCCGAACGAGCTTAAAGTTGGGTTAGGTAATGGCAAGAGAAACGAAGTCGGAACGTTACGCAAAGGTGCATACCCGCCTTCGTTTAGCTCAACGTTGGCGTACCGATGAAGGGTACGACGACAAGTGGCGACGGTTGATTGACATATATCGAGGTAAAACCTATTGGGGGGATAGGGATGGTTGGCTTAGCACAGTTAAAAGTGATCGTATTTCTGTTAATTTGGCTTTTTCCACTGTCAATGTTATCGGTCCCGCTGTTGCGATAAATCATCCTAAAATCACGGTTGCCGCTAATCAGGAAGGCGATGCTGACCGCGCCATATTTGTAGAACAGGTAATGAACTACCTTTGGAGACACCACGATTATCGTAACCCTTTTAGACGTAGCGTAAAAGATTTCCTCATTGTGGGGCACGCTTGGCTTAAGGTTGGCTGGAAATTTGTTGAAGAAGAGCAAGCGTTAAATGAATACGAAATTGATGCAGAGATGCGACAATCTCAAAGGGAGGTGGACGCATATGCTGTGGCGAATCCTGCTATGGCTGGCGAGTTACCCTCCGATGAGGACATCATGGCCTCTCTTCCCAATACAAAAATGGTTGTTCTTGAAGATCAGCCGTTTGTGGAACGCATCTCACCCTTCGACATGTTTGTGGACCCTGAGGCTACGTGTTTGGACGATGCGAAGTGGATTGCGCAAAGAATTGTGCGACCATTGTCTGAGGTCAAAAGTGATAAACGCTTCAAGCAAGGTGTACGCAGAAACCTCAAAGCCGATTCTGGGCTAAAGATTCGTTGGAATAACGATACTGAACGTGACGATTACGCTGACCAAGTTGATCGTGTAACTCTTTTCGAATATTACGACCTTGAAGCGCGAACCCTATCTGTCTGCGCTTACGAAGCCGAAGATTACTTGCTTGATCCGACTCAAATACCCTACGCATTCGGTCACCCATTTGTGATGATGCGAAACTACGATGTTCCAGACATTTTTTACCCAATGGGTGATTTGGAGCAAATCGAATCGTTACAAGAAGAATTAAATAAAACACGTACTCAGATGGTGAACCATCGGAAGCGTTACGCCCGTAAGTATCTTTACCATGAGCGTTCTTTCGGTCCAGAAGGTCGAGAAGCTTTAGAATCTGAAGAAGATGGACGGTTTGTCCCTGTTGTCGATGAGAACAAGCCCCTTTCGGAAGTGGTTGCTCCACTTCCTCAAGTTCCTTTAGCTCCAGAGATTTACCAACAGTCTGCAATTATCGAACAGGACATTAATACTGTCAGTGGAGTTTCTGAGTACGCGCGCGGGCAAATGCCCGAGATACGGCGAACGGCTACGGAAGCCAGCATTATTGCTGATGCTGGCAATGCTCGTTCTTCGGACAAGCTTGCAATAGTCGAAATTTCTATTGGGGAAGTGGCCCGCCGCATTTTGCAGTTGATGCAGCAATACATGACTCAACCTCAGATGGTTCGGATTACTGGCAAAAATGACGAAAAGTTTTATGTTGCTTACACCCGTGATGACATTTTAGGGGAATACGATTTCTCAGTGGAGGGCGGTTCGACGCAACCCTTAAATGAAACAGCCCGCAGACAGCAGGCAATTTCATTAATGAACGCAGTTGGTCCTTTGATTGGGACCGTTATCGATCCCAACGAGTTAGCCAGATACGTGTTGCAGTTTGGTTTTGGGGTCAAAAATCCTGAAAAGTTTATGATGCAGCAGCCTGCGGCTCCCGAACAAGCTGCTGCTGGGGGGGCGGAGCAACCTCCGCCTCCCTCTATGACTGGCGGTATGGAGCCTGGGCCTATACCAGATCAAGTGTTTGAAGCAACAGGCGGGGTACCTCCCGAATTGCTTTCACAGTTACAGAATCAAATGGGGATGGAGTTACCTAACCTATAGTGGGACACAACATCCTTAATATTTAAGGAACACCCGAAAGGATTCCAACATGGAAGCTATGGAACTGGATACCAGCACTCCAAACGTTTCAGAAGGAAATTCAAACCCCGAAGGATATGCCGTCAAAGTTGACGGTGTTGAACAGCGTGTAAGTTTGGACGAACTTCAAAGTGGGTACCAACGACAAGCAGATTACACACGTAAAACGCAAGAGTTGGCCCGAGAACGCGAGAGATTGACTCAAGCAGAAGCAATAGTACAAGCATTAGAAGCAGACCCCGAAGCAGCTATTTCCGCTCTAGGAGATGCGTTTGGAGTAGGCGTGGGCACCCAAAACACTCATACAAGTTACGATGATGACTTTGATTATGAAGATTTGGACCCAGATGAAGTTCGCTTGCGCAAAGTTGAATCTGCCATTGAAGAACAAAATCGAGTGCAAAGACAAGACAATTTGCGTAAAGAAATGGACGTTATCCGCGATAAGTACGGTACAGACATTAGTGAACAAGAACTATATGCTCACGCTTTGAAACATAATATTGGAAACCTTGACGCTGCATATGCACATCTCAATTACGAGAATGCTTTAGGTCAAACCCAAGCTTCTAAACAAGAAGCACAAATTGTGCAAGACAAGCGTAATGCTGCGGTAGTCGATGCGACTCCTGGTTCTGCTCCTTCTAATGTTGATCGTGCTGTGTCTGCGGTTAATTCTATTCACGACGCATTTGACCTTGCGAGACAAGAATTAGCCCAACAGTAAACTAGGAGAATCAAATGGCTGCTGGAAACGCAGATTTTGATCAAATTTTGAGTACTACGCTCAAAAATTATGTACCTAAGTTGGCTGACAACGTATTCACGGCTCGTCCTCTGTTTTATGCGCTTACCAATGGTCAGAC